GCACAGTTTATCAGGAAAGCCAAACCTTCGACCGAAAGCAGGTCGCCCAGGCTTGGATCAAACGGCGTGAGACTGAGCTGGCTGAACCTGGTGCGATTGAGCGCGCAAATCGTAAGGGTGTGACGATTAGAAAGATGATCGAGCAGTACCTGGACGAGTACGAGAAGATCCGGCCGCTGGGCAAGACCAAGAACGCGACATTGAAGGCGATCAAGGATACCTGGCTGGGCGACCTCGACGACTCGGCCCTGACCAGTCAAAAGCTAGTGGAGTTTGCACAGTGGCGGATGAGTAAAGAGGGCGGCGGTGTTCAGGCGCAAACAGTCGGTAATGATCTCTCGCACCTGGGCGCGGTTTTGTCCGTGGCGCGACCGGCATGGGGCTATGAGTTAGATCCGCTAGCGATGCCTGACGCACGCAAGGTATTGCGTAAGCTGGGTATGGTGAGCAAAAGCAAGGAGCGCAACCGCCGGCCGACGCTCGCTGAGTTGGACAAGCTAATGGGGCACTTCTTTCAAATGCAGGAGCGTCGTAACGCTCAGATCGACATGCCTAAGGTTATTGCCTTTGCGCTTTTCTCGACGCGCCGGCAGGAAGAAATTACCCGTATCCGCTGGGATGATCTGGACGAGTCACGTCAGGCCGTTCTGGTGCGTAATATGAAGAATCCGGGTCAGAAGATCGGCAATGACGTTTGGTGTCATTTGCCTGATGAGGCATGGGCAATCTTGCAGTGCATGCCTAAGGTTGAAAAGGAGATCTTTCCCTACAACCCCAAGTCAGTGTCGGCCGCATTCACGCGGGCGTGCCCGATGCTCGGCATTGAGGACCTTCACTTTCACGACCTTCGTCACGAAGGCGTGAGCCGGTTGTTTGAAATGGACTGGGACATACCCAGGGTGTCGAGTGTTTCTGGGCATAGAGATTGGAACTCTCTCAGGCGTTACACCCATTTGAGAGGAAGAGGGGATAGCTACCTCAATTGGGTTTGGTTACAGAAATGTCTTGAGCAGGTTTCTAAATAATTGTTGTGGCATAAATTTCATGGAGTTGAAATGAAAGATAAGTTTGCAGTTGACTTGGGGCGCATTGGTCGAACTTGGGGGCGTGATTTAGGGTGGCAGGAAATTAGCGAAAGAGATTGCAAGTTCTGGGCGAATGCACACCAAGTGCTCAATAGCTATGAGTATGAGGTTAACGGTGGAAAATATATTGTTACGGCGGATCTGCATAAGGTATATGAATGGTATGTGTGGGCGGATAAGTGCGGGCGTTATTATGATGACCCGAAGGGTTACTCAGGGATGGATACATCCTTTTTAAACTCCGACATTGACTTGGTTTTAGAAGTGGAAGTTGAGTTTTTTATGAATGATGCCGGTGTAGACGTTCGCCCGGTGCATTTGAAGCGTTTTGCTGAACAATATTTTTACGATGTGTTTTTCATTGCGAATATAGCATTGCCAGGCTCATGTGAGTTTTTGAATGCAAGGTTCATCAATCTTTACCACTCTGGTGAAGACTATCACCATGAGAAGATGTATCTGTCATCATATAATTTTGAGCTCTCGCATCTTGACTTTATAAAAGGTGAGAGGTTCGCTCCTAGTGTGTTGGCGATAGAAGACGTTATGTCTTGGTACAAAGAGCTTGGCTTAGGGGTTACCCAGATAGGTGATTCAAAAGCTGCAAGAGCGATATTTGCTCTTTTGCATGTATGTAAATCAGAAATGGATATCACGAGTATAATTTGGATGTTTCACGCCTTTGAAGCTATTTACGTCACACGGTACGGAGAGTCTGTTACAGGTATGGTGTCCAGGATGATGGTGCTTCTCGACCTGCCTGTCAGCCAACAGAAAAGGCTCACAAAAGAGCTGCGCATTTTATACGAAGAAAGAAGTGCTTTTGTACATGGCGGATATAGGGTTCATCATCCACTAAACAGTGAGCAGCTTGATCCGCGTTTGAGTGACTCGCGATTAGATACTTATGATTTATGCCAGTTTGGTTTTAATTTGGTGGTTCTTTCTTTCCAGAAGCTAATCGAAAAAGGTTGGTTTGGTATGGCAGTCGTTGAACAGGTTGAAGGGATGCGTGAGCCTGAGTCAAATATATAGCGCCTGGATTCTTCCGAAGCCCTGTCGCGTCGATGCGACAGGGCCTCTATCTATTTATGCAGCTCTTCCCATTAGTTGATTCTGTTCTCGTGTTGCCTTTTCTCGCTGGCGGTCAATGTAGTCTGCTAGATCCTTTAGGTAGATACCAAGAGCAGCTTTTTGACTATCTGCTCCCAAACGGACAATGGGAATATCAATTTCGCCATCCAAGCGCTTCCGTTTAAACTTTTCTACGGTTAAATGCATGTAATCTGCACATACGCGATCAAGTGGAATGACTGCTTGCCCTTCGTATTGGGCCATGAGTAAAAACAATGTATTCATGCAGCCTCCGACATGTTGATTGGCTCCCATTCGCTATCGCAGAGCCCGTATGAGCTTGAGCAGGCCTTCTGATCACTTGCCATCAATAGATCATATTGAATGCCGCCTCGGACCGTTTTTGACCATTCGACTGCCTGACGGATGTTTGCGATTTCCATTACCTCAAGAGCTGTCATATCAGCGATTGAGCCTTTCGGATGTTTGGCATTGGAAGCCGCGAAGAACGTGGCTGCACCTCGCTTGCTGGCCTGTTGTACCAATCGTTCCCATCGCTCTATTCGGTCAATGACCTCCGGAAAGCGCAGAGCGATCTCGCGCAACTCGTCCTTCCGGCAATTGATACAGGGCATACATCCCACGCGTCCCATACCCTGGGAGTAGAGTGGGTTTGGTTTGATCCCCATATACCGATGCGCCTCAAAGACCGCTGGGATATCCCACTTCAAAATCGGGCGGTAATTGAACAGGCCTCCACCGACCTCATCGCACTCAGACAGATACCGCCGGTTAAGCGATTCGTCCGCACGAACACCTTGCCAACTGATCAGCATGTCTCCACGTCCCATCAATGGCATTAGCACCTGTTCAAGCACTGGGTCGCGCTTTAATTCCATTGTGCAAAACTGGGCTTTTCGACTGGGGAAGCGGCCCTTCCATATGCATAGGTCAAGAAACGGGATGCCGGTCGGCTGCAATACTTCAAGGGCAGATACCACCACTTGTTCCTCGACACCTTGCTCGCGCCACTTGGTTTCGATGAATTTTCTTTTGCCGGCGATTTGATAAGTAAAGTCGGCTTTCACGCGTTTAATGGGGATACCCGTGACTTCTTCTAGATATTCAAGGTATTCGTGAGTCTGTTCGTGCTCATTCCCAGTATCAGCGAAGACAGCCTGCAGATTTGGCACGTCCAGGGCGAGAGCGACGAGCAGAGTTGCGGTGCTGTCCTTGCCACCGCTCACACTGACGATGTTGTGAGTGGTCATGCGAGGCCCCCGTAGATTTTTGCCATCGAAATCTTCAAGCTGGCCGCAAACGAAGTGGCACGGAGCTGCGTGTGAAAGATTTTAAGTTTCCTGCTGGAATGATTACTTGCACGATGTGGATGCTTTGGTTTGCAGTTGTACTCGTGCCCTTGCTTTGGTGCTTTATGGGCGCGTTCAAGTACTGGGAGATCAAGCAAGCTGAAGCAGCATCCTGGGTTCAAGCGGTCGGGTCTATTGCTGCCATCGCCAGCGGCGTCGGTGTTCTGATTTACCAGCGAAATGAGAAAGCTCGTGAGATCAGGCTTGCCAACACGCAGCTGACTGAGAAGATCGTCACCGTAGCAGTACATATCAGTGCAATCTTTGACTCGTCCGATCCGATTAACTCCTACTACCATCCAGAGGTCGGGATCGCCAATAGACTTAAGAGCCGACTGGAGGAGAGTCGCAGGCTTCTCCGTGAGATAAGTCTGCAGGAGCTGCCGACTCATGAGCTTTGTATTTTGTGGCTGGAGTGGCGCCAAGGAATTGATGATCTTTTGGTTTACTACAGCTCTTACGTTGAAAGGCCTGATGATGCTCAAAAGGAGCAGCACACAGATAATTTTCAGAAGGCGTGGCTCGCTGGTAAAACGTCTTGTGAAATGATACTGGATCACTTTCGCGGAAAACCTTTTTGACTCCTCAGCAGGCTGCGCGGGCGGGCGATTCTGAGCGATTAGCGTTGCATTGTGTGTGGCTGCCTCGCGCAGCTTTTCGTGGGGTATAAGCACCTCGGTGGTGCTGCTGGAAGAGGCAATAATGCCTGCTGCTTCGCAGCAGAGACTGTTTGTTTCTAGTACGGCGACGCTGGTTTCTTTGCAGAGCAAAGCGGTCATGGATTGGGTGTCGTGCCAGTCCTTTTGCATGTCGCTTTCCTCTGAGGTTTGGTTGCGCGGTGGTTCGTCAGCCGCTGGTGAGGTGTGTGCCGTGTAGCGGGGGGGGCCGGGTTGAGTAAGGTTCTCGGTCATGCTGCGTCTCCTGCATTGAAAGGAGCCAATTGCTGAGCCATGTCGAGTGCCTTATCACGTAGTGCGCGGGTGTCGCGCTCCAGCTTTTTACCTGTGCGGAGGGCACTGAATGTTTCTGCGGCAATCCGGAGTTTTTCGGCGATTTCTAACAGTGCCTGTTGTTCAGGGCCACTGAATGCCAGCGCTCCCTCCAGGCGTTTGCTGTAGTGCGCCAAGCGGGTACGTTCGGCCGTGATGAAGTGGAGGGACGCCTTCAAGTCGCGAATGTTCTTGGCGCTTGCGGCGTACTGGATCTCTTGCCCTTCCTTCATGCCAGTTGATTTGCCGTCGCTGTAACCCATTCTGTAGCCCTCCCAGACAAGGAGGGCGGCGAGGGCGATTAGGGCGATGAGTGCGCAGATCTGAACTGCAGTCATGTGGTGTGCTCCTGGTGATGTCTTCGGCTGGTGGTGGCAGCCGTTCGGTTTTGTGGGTGTTACTCGTTGGTGTCGTCCTGCTGTCGCTGCATGTCTTCGTCGGCCTTGTAGGCGCGGATGTCGATCAGTGAGGCGACATGCCGGATGTGGGCGTACTTCGGTGCCTTGCGGCTGGTGTCCAGCGTGGTGATTGGGAGCTGGATGCGACCGCTGCTGATCTCGGCCACGAACGATTGCTCGTTGAGGTTGCGGAAGTACTGCTCGCGCACTTTGTCGAGCGGGATCAAGACGTCGCCGAAGATTCGGTAGAGCAATTCGACGGTGGCTGATTCCGGCGCCGGGTGCAGGCGGAGCGGGTTTTGTGCTGTGTTACTCATGGCTTTGTTGGGCCTCCTTGCGTTTTTTTCTGGCCGGGTGGTTCCAGGCGTTCAGGCAGTGCCGTTTGGTCAGCTCGCGCAGATGTTCGGGCACTTCGAGGAGCGCGGCGTTGCGCTCCTCTCGTGTCCGCATAGCGATGATCTGGCGGGCGTATTCCCTAGGCCACGTCACGGTTGTCTGCCGGTACGGCAGGTAGGTCGATCCCCAACTGTTCCGCCAGCCAGCGGATGCCAGGTTGTTTCACCTTGGTCGACTGGCTGTACTGCATCCCGAGCTGGTCGTGGTACCACTGGCCGTCCTTGATCCGCAGGTAGTCGCGGTCTCGGTTGGGGTAGGCCGGCAGGTTCCGCTCGGTGAGCAAGCCCTTTTCCCGCATGCGTGCGATGAGCTTGGGCCGGGTCAGGCCTAGTTGAGTTGCGGCCTGGGCGAGGGTGCGTTCCATGGCGTCCCCCTCATGCCGCGTGCGCGGCTGGGGTGGCCGCTGCAGCGAGGTGGTTGATGGACTCAGTGACCTTGCCGTAGATCTCGATATCGCTGCCGTAAACGGTGAAGCAGCGGGTGTGCGGGCTTGTGTTGCCGATGCTCAGGATGGTGGTGACGCCCGATCGCGATTGGGTGCGGTGCAGCGCAACGTGTAGGGGGTAGTCGAAGCCCATGTCGAGGCTCAGCACGCCGCCGGTGCGTACCAGCTCAAACACGCGTTGCTTGTCGGAGACCTCGAAGCGGCCATATTCGCGACTGGCGTGCGGGCGGTGTACCAGATCGCTTGTGTTGCTAGCGTCGAAGGGGCCGTTGGCGATCTCTTCGATGAAGTCGGCTAGTTTGAGATGCGTCTTCTTTTCGTTTGGCAGGGTCAGCGTGTGGCGTTCGCTGCCTAGCTCCACGACGAAGGTGCTTTCTGAGATACCACGTTCAACCTTGAGGCGAAACGCCAAGCACTCGCGCCTAGGCGCGGTCCGTAGAACGTGGTTGAAAGTCTCGGTGAGGTTGACCTGAGCATTGAGCAGCTGCAGGGTGCGGTTGTCGATTTTGTACTTGGTCATGCTGCTTGCCCTCCGCCGTTCGGATTGACTGGGGCAGTAGTGGCGCGTGCTGTCAGCTTCGGTTTGCTAATGGCGAAAGTGCAGCCGTACTCGCGGGCTAGGCGGCGAATCTCAAAGATTTGGAAGGGGTTGGCAGCGGCCGGGTGGACGTGCAGGGTTGCTGTGGTGTGCATGGTCTTGCCTCGCTCTGTGGTGGAAGAGTAGGCAAAATATCAACCGTTGGTTGCGTAATGTCAACCTGCGATTGATTTTTCAGAGTGGTACACGAGCCTATCGAACTAGAATTTCGGTTGGATTTGGAGATTCCGATTGATATCAGTGATGCGAGTGACCGAATATGTGGGGATCTGTTTCACACCTCATCCGCACCAAGGGACAAAGCATGTCAAATGAAGGGATTGATGATAGAGATAAAGGGATCAGTGGGCGCGAATGCGTTCCGTATTTCGACACTCATAAAGGACAAATAATTTTTGAATTCTGGTATCTGGTGGCGTTGTTGCTCGTCGTGTCCGGGATTATGATTTTAATTCAATTCAGCCATATTCATATGGAATATAACAATAAAGCCTTCGTCTATGCTCTGTGTGGTGGTTTTTTGGGTGGCTGGGTTTATGATGCGAAGTGGTTTTATCGTGTCACAGCAAGAGGTAAGGATGATCAGTATAAGTATCTATGGCAGTGTCATAAATTTTATTGGCGTGTTTTAACGCCATTTCTTTCCTGTTTGGTCGCATTTGTGACATATATTCTTATTTCATCAGGAATATTTCCTATAGTTTTGAAAAATTCCGCTTCTGCTGGAGCCGCGTTTTCAATCTGTTTTCTTTTTGGGTATTTTTCAGATCTGGTGTTGAGCCGACTAGCTGCCTGGGCGGAAGAGCTTTTGCCTAAAATCAAGAAAAAGAGCGCAAATAATAGTGGTGATGATGAAGAAGTGTAATGTTTGTCAAGAGCTTAAGCTAGGGTCTATGTATGGCTGTGATCCACGGTACCAAGCTGTCGTTGATAGTCGAAAAAATATAATTTACGAAAGCGCTGACTTCGTTGTATTGCCGAGCCTAGGCCCCCTCAACGATTCGCATGTGATGATTGTTCCCAAAACACACATAAATAACTTTTCAATGATTCCTGATTCAACGTTGCCACAAGTACGCAGCATCGCGCAGGCTCTTTCGTCCTATGTTGAGCGGAAGCACGGTAAGCGTTTGGCTTTTTTTGAAAGTGGGGCTGGCGCGCGGATTAGTCATTCCGGAGGATGTATTGTCCATGCTCATATTCATTGTGTTTACGAGAACGATGAGTTTGAGCAACGATTGTTCGAAGAATTGGATTTTCAGGAGGGCGGTGTTAATTGGTATTCGAATGCAGACGGCAATCTTGGCTATGTGTGGTTTATGAACAGCAGAGGTAAAGCCTTTCTGTCCAATAATCCACAGCTGCCCTCTCAGTTTTTGCGCTATCTGTATTCAATGAGCGCTGGTGATATCAGATACTGGAACTGGAGGCGTCACAACAACTATGAAGGTGTTGTGAGGGTTTTAGAAAGCTATGAGGGCTTCCAAGCATATACAGAGCAACAGCGAATCACTCTGGAATAAACGAGCCCACAACCTTTCCGCATATATGTGTTTCCTCTGTGATATCGATTATCGGGTATTGCGGGTTGATCGGCTTTAAAAATTGTCGGCCTGCATCTGCCACCAACACTTTAAAGGTTGCTTCGTTAGTACGTGGCACCCTTGCAATTACTCGATCTCCAGTTTTGGCTTCGGCTTCAGGATCTACGAAAATTATGCATCCAGTCGGATAGCTGCGCCCAGGCCCAGGATTGGTCATCGAGTCACCGAGAACCTTCAAAGCATACCCATGATTGCTAATCGGAACCGGGCAAGACAGCCAAGAGTCAGCATCGTACGATTCGAAATTCGAGATTGCCTCACACCACGCCCCAGCCTGAACCCACGAGATCAATGGAACCTTTCCAAAGCGCTGGCCGATTTCACCGACGTTGCTAACTTCACCAGTGGCTATCGGTCGAACATTGCTATCACCAATTTGCTCTTTCGGTAGTACACCGTATTCAAGCCATTCCCGCCTAACTCCTAGCCATGAGCAGAGGGCAGACATGCTATCTGCCTCAGCCATCGCTTCGCCATTCAACCACTTGCTGATGGCTTGGGTAGTCTTATCAACTCCCACGCTTTTCAACTGTCGATGGATATCCACCCCCCGACCACGGGCGCGTACGCCGGCATCGTCGAGAGCTTCATGTAGGCGCTCGCTGAAAGCTGCGCGGAGAGAATTTTTATCAACCATGAGTTGAGAGTCTCATAAAGGTTGCGCAATAGTCAGTTGATCTATAACATCAACCGCAAGTTGATAAATGGAGGTTGTCATGTTGGACCCCGCAGATTTTCCGAGCGCAATTGCGTTTGCGTTTGAAGCCGTAGGCGGCATCGGGGCCGCTGCGAAGGTATGCAATAGAAGCTATCAAGCACTGAACAAATGGCGCCAGGCTGCATGCCTCCCGCGAACCGATTACACAGGTGAAACCAAATACGCCGAGCTGTTGGCGAGTGCTGCTAAGCAGAAAGGCAACGCATTCCAAGCTGCTTGGCTGTTGAACGCCTCTGCTCCACAAAAAGCTGCAGCTTAGTCAGAAAAAAGGCGACCCATAGGCCGCCCAGTTCCTCCCGGCACGCACCACCACAGCGCTGTCGGGTCGCGATAGAGAAAGGCGGGCACACCACATGCAACCACCGCTCTTTATCGCGCTTCTCCAAGGCTCGGAAGCCTTGGTGTTGCTGCCTCTTCCACCACAGATTTGGCAGCTGTTGCGCCAGGGGTGAGCAACGGATTGCTCGCCCCGGCACGGTGCCGGTATCGATCCCTAAGATCTAGCCGGCGTTTGGGCCCTTTCAAGCCACGCGGCAAATGTATCACCACTGCATGTCGCGCGGCACTGGCAACTTACAAGGATTAATGCCATGAGCCGTATCATTCTGAGCTCTCTAGACCGGGCGCAGCGGGAAGTTCTGCCCCTCGATCTCGCGCTTTACCATGCTGCCCGGGACTACCCCGGTGGCGCCGCCGCCATAGCCGCAACCACCGGCCGTAATGCGACCACGCTGCAGCACAAGCTGTCCCCAACCCATCCCAGCCACACAGTGAACATTCAAGAGTTTGGCGAGATTCTGGAGCTGACCAAGGACCGTCGCATTTTGGATGCGGTGCATGCATTGGTCGGTGACACGACTTGGCAGGAGCTGGCGGAGGCGTACACCAACGACATGCCTGAAACGCTGACCACCGGGATTGCCGAGTACTTCCGGCAAGTGGCGGATCTGGCGGATACCTGGGCCAAGAGCATTGGCGACGGGGTGGTTTCCGATGAGGAACTCGCTGCGATTCGCCTGCAGGTGTTCCGTGGGATTCAGGGGCTGTTGGGGTTGTTCAACCGCGCCACGTATGTGAACCAGACGACGCGGGGTGTTGATCGTGGCTGACATTGCTGATTTCGCAAATGACCTGGTGCAAGAGCGTATCGATCAGGCGCTCGCTGCACGCAACGCCACCAAGCCTGCCTTGGTGGCGCATTCGTTTCTGTTCTGCGAAACGTGTGATGACCCTATCCCTGAAGCCCGCCGTTTGGCGCAGCCCGGCTGCACGCAGTGTGTGGGATGCCTTTCTCTCGTGGAATTGAAGGGGGCGCACCATGCTCGATGAGGTGTTGGGGCAATTCGCTGATTACGGCCTTGAGCCTTCGCAACCCTTGGTGTTCGGTAAGCTTACCCGGTGCAAGACGGCACAGGACAAGGGCAAGGAAAAGAACGGCTGGTACATCGCCCATGAGCATCGCACCGAGAAAGGCGAGACGCTGATTTTCGGCGCGTTCGGTGATTGGCGCTCTGGCGAGTCGCAGAAGATCAAGGTCAAGGCTGGCCGGATGTCGCCTGAAGAACGTGAGGTCATGCGCGCTCGGCAAGAAGAAGCCAAGCGCCGTGCTGCCGAGATCTCGGCCAATGCGGCACGTCGCGCGGCGAACCGGGCGTCGGGGATGTTTAAGCGCATGCCGGAAAAGGGCCGTAGCGACTATCTGGATCGAAAGCAGATTGTCGGCTTCGGCGTTCGGTATGCGCCGCGTACCGGCGCATTTCTGGTGCCGATGAGCAATGTGCGCGACGAGATTGTCGGCCTGCAGGTGGTGTTTCCGACCAAGCAGCAAGACACCGGTCGCGATAAATCCTACTGGCCTTATGGGATGTCGAAGGAGGGGGCTTTTCACCTGATCGGGCCGCATCCTGATCCGGGAGAGCCAGTGCTGGTTTGCGAGGGCTACGCCACCGGCGCCAGTCTGCACATGGCCACGTCACTGACCGTGGCCATCGCTTTTGATGCCGGTAACCTGCTGGTGGTGTGCAAAGCGATGCGCGAGCGTTTCGCCGGTTGCCCGCTGATCATCTGCAGGGATGATGACTGGAAGACCACCAAGCCGAATGGTGATGCCTGGAATCCCGGTGAAGAAAAAGCCAACAACGCGGCATTGATCGTCGGTGGCCAGGTCGTTGCACCGATCTTCTCTGGCGAACGCGAGGACAAGTGGACCGACTTCAACGACCTGCACGTCGCGGAAGGTTTGGAAGCGGTGCGTCGTCAGGTGATGGCGGTGGTCAAGCCCCCGGCCGCTGGTGGTTGGAAGGATCTGTTGGCACGTAGCGAAAGCGGGGCGTTGATTGCGCACATGCAGAACGTCGAGTTGATCCTGGCCAATGACGAACGCTGGGCCGGGGTGATCAGCTACAGCGCGTTCAGTTCGAAGATCGTGAAGTTGCGTGCGGCGCCTTATGGTGGCGGCACTGGCGATTGGGCGGACATTGATGATGTGCGGGTGATGAAGTGGCTCGCGCAGCAGTACAACTTGCGGGTCAAGGCCTCGCATGTGATCGAGGCAGTGAGTGTGGTTGCGCATGACCATGCGTTTCATCCGGTGCGGCAGTACTTGCGCAAGCTCGAATGGGATCGCGTGCCGCGCTTGGAAAGCTGGCTCACGGACGTTATGGGCGTCAAGGCGACAGACTACTCGTCCAAGGTTGGCAAGCGCTGGATGTTGTCAGCCGTGGCGCGGGTGATGAAGCCAGGCTGCAAGGCTGACTCGGTGATGATCCTTGAGGGCGCGCAGGGCGCTGGTAAGTCGACGGCGATGAGCATTCTCGGCGGTGAGTGGTTCATGGATACGCCGTTTGCCTTGGGCGACAAGGACGGGTTTCAGGCGATCCGGGGCAAGTGGATCGTCGAGCTGGGCGAGTTGGACAGCTTCAACAAGGCGGAGAGTACCAAGGCCAAGCAGTTTTTCTCGGCGTCCACCGATACCTACCGTGAGAGTTACGGCCGTCGCACGATGGACGTGCCGCGTCAGTGCGTGTTCGTTGGTACGACCAACCAAGACGAGTACCTCAAGGACGCAACTGGTAACCGGCGTTACTGGCCGGTGGCGTGTACCAAAGTGGATCTGGAATTGTTGCGTTCGATCCGTGAACAGCTCTGGGCCGAGGCGGTGTTCTGCTACGACGCGGGCGACCTTTGGTGGGTGACTCTGGATGAGGCGTCGATGTTCGGTGAGGAACAGGACGAGCGCTTTGTGGTGGATGAGTGGGAAGGTCCGATTCTGACCTGGCTTGAGGAGTCGCAGATCGGCGAGACCACCACGGGCAGCGAGGTGCTGGCCAATGCGCTAAAGCTGGACTTCGGGCATTGGGGTAAGCCGGAGCAGATGCGTGTCGGTGCAATCATGCATCGGTTGGGTTGGCGGCGCGTGCGGTTGCCTGCGTTGGTGAAAAGTGGGCAGCGGCCGTGGGCTTACAAGAAGCCAGCAGGGTGGGGCGGTGCTTCGGCGTTGCAGCGGGAAGCGTTCGAGGAGCCTTGCTTTGATTAAGGAGATCGATTCGCTGCTTCGGTTGTGGGCGCAGGAGCTGCATTCCGAACATTCGAAAGGAGGGCTTGCTGGGGGGAACATGGTTGCGATGATGATGGAGAGCAATGGGCAACTGATCAGGGGGCGGCGAGCCTTCCGTGCGCCGCTGGAAAGTTCGTTGGACATCGAGCTGATCGTGACCAAGCACCTCGCGCCGGAGCTGGTGACGGTGGTGCGTGAGCATTACTGCACGCTCGATGTGGATATGCGCTTGCGGTATGCCCACTGCGGTTGTGGCCGCGACACGTACTACCAGCGTTTGCATGAGGCGCATCTGCAGATCTTCGGCGTCATGATGGGGCTGGCTGCGTGACCCCAGGCATTGCTCCCGCTGTTGCTGTCCCACTGGCCCGTCTTGTCTCGCTGCGTTTTGATGCAGTGGGACAGGTGCGGGCCTTGTCTTTGTTGGGTTGTCCCACCGTCCCGCCTAGAAGTGCCTCCGGCCCGTGTGAGCGCAGCGGGCGAGCACTACGCGCTTACGCGCGAACGCGTGTTCTTTAATTTTCTTCCTTTACACGAGAAAGGAGAAAGATAAGTAGGACAGTGGGGCGAAGCCCCGAATTTAGGCGCTCTCAGGCGTCCTACTTCGATTCTGAAAAGTGGGACGTATGGGACAGCACCGAAACAACAGAATGCCGTGGTGGTGTATTCACCGACATTCGCTAGGCGTTCACCCTGCGTTACCCACTTATTCACCGGGTGGCATTAAAACAGGGTTGCTGCCACCGGAATCGACCTGTAAAAAGTAGTCATCTTCGATAGGTGCGACCGCAGAGAGCGGCATGCACCACACCACCAAACCCGGCCATTGCGCCGGGTTTTTTCGTTTAGGGGTTGGCGATGACAAACGAGCAACAAGCGCTGGCAGAGATGCCGATCTGGTTAGTGATCGTCCTGGCCCTGGTCGGCGGCGTATCGGGGGAGATGTGGCGAGCCGACAAGGACGGGGCGCGGGGCTGGGCATTGTTGCGCAGGCTGGCACTTCGGTCCGGTGCCTGCATTGTCTGCGGGGTGTCGGCGATGATGCTGATGATCGCCGCCGGCATGACGATTTGGACGGCGGGCGCCTTGGGTTGCCTGACGGCTATGGCCGGTGCCGATGTTGCCATCGGCTTGTACGAACGCTGGGCTGCCAAGCGGCTGGGCGTTTCGGAGTCGGCATCGACCGACCGAAGCTAGGTCGGCGGCCGGGTGGGGGCGCCATTTTTCCGGGTCCTCCCTGAGGGCCGCCCCCTACACGGGTTAGCGAACTCGCGGGATCTCTGCAGCTGAGAATTTG